AATTCCTTTCAAGATATCTAAATGAAGGATTTTCAGGAGGAGAGAAAAAACGTGCAGAAGTATTACAAATGGCAGTTTTAAAACCTAAAATTTCAATTTTAGATGAACCAGATTCAGGATTAGTGGGTGGCAAACCCCGGCGCGGAATGAAAGTGACTAGGTGGGATCCCGTCTGGGTGCACCATCAACCGACCATGATCCTTGTGTGAAAGGTTTGAGTAAGAGCATATCTGTTGCGAGAATGGAATTTTAGTAATAGGCGAAAGCTATAAGCTCATCACGTTCGATGCCGTAGCTGACCCTAGTACACATGCCGCTTTCCAAGAGAAGGTGGTAAACAACAGGCGTGAGAGCGTCATGTCACAACCAGTTGCTACAGAAAACACTGTTAAAAATGAGGGTAGCGGCATAGATACGGTAAGCAAAGATTTACTCTTAGCTTGTCTAGGTGGCATTGTTAAGAAACAGGCTAATGATATTAAAGCGAGGTTGAGCTAATGGATAAGATTTTAGAAGCATTAAGTAAGCTCTTGCCAGAAGATCAGGTCGAAGACGTTACCTCAGCAGTCAATGGGATGCTCGACGAGGCTAAAGCCGAAATCGAAGCTGAATTCAACACTAAGTTGGAAGAAGCTTACGCCGAGTTATCAGATGAATTGAAAGATGCTGAGTCTACCGCTGAAACTGGTTATCAAGAGGCATGGGCTATCATTTCTGACTTACGTGGTCGTTTGGATACACAACGTGGTGAATTCGAAACGGCACTTGAAGAAGGGTATGAAGAAGCGTACCAGATGCTCCTAGGTGAGCGTGGTAAAAACGAAGAGCTAGAAGGATCACTCTATGAAGAGTATGAAAGCAAGCTCGGTTCTATGAGAGAATACTTCATCGATAAGATTGATGAATTCTTAACTCACAAAGGGCAGGAACTTTACGAGCAGGCTCGTAGGGATGTTCTCAGTGATCCTAGAATGGTTGAACATAAATGTACTCTCGATAGGGTTGTTGAAACTGTATCAGAATACATTTCAGACGAAGATTTTGCTTTGGCAACTACATCAAAAATTGATGAAGTTAACAGGGCCAACGAACATCTTCAATCTAAAGTGCGAATGTTGGAAGCTAAGAACATCCGTGTAAGCACTGAAAATAATAAATTAAACGAAAGTTTAAGACAGGCTGGCGACCTTCTCCGTGAACACGAAGAAGTTGCAGCATCTACCGAAAAGAATGAAAGAATCGAAAAGGCAGGAACTGTAACGGGGAGAGGAAAGCAGGTAACTGATGATGTTGAAGTAATTGCTGAACATCAGGCAGATACCGAATCCGATGAAGGCGATGGAGCCTTAGTCGAAAGTCTTGTTGATGAAGGAACCTTGCATCAAATGCAAGTACTTTCAGGAATCAAAAAAGACTCATAAATCTAGTTACCCCATATTAATAAACACAGAGAGGTTTAAATATAATGGATGCAAATGCAAGATTGCTAAACGAAGCAAAACAACTTGAGGCTCGTTGGGCGACTACTGGTTTGCTAGATGGCATTGAAGATAGCTTTACCCGCTCCACCACTGCCGTTCTATTGGAAAACCAGCGTCTAATCAACGAAACTTCAACTGACACCGGAGACGTTAGTCAGTTTAAAAGAATCAGTATTCCACTGGTTCGTAGAATTTATCCCCAGTTAATCGCTAACAAGGTTGTATCGGTTCAGCCTTTACTTGGCCCAACTGGCTTGGTCTATTACCTACGATTCCGTTACAGCAGCAACAAAGGAGCAATCCGTGGTGCTGATAACAATGGCGGTTTCCCAGGAGATGACGCAAACTCCTTGATGCAAACTGCATCAGGTGATCCAAACTTGGACATCTTCTACTCTCACCAGTTCGTACAGAACGAATCTACTAGCACAGATGCTGGTGGAGACGTAACTTCTGTATTTAGCCCATTGGAGCACACTCCAATCTTGGCTGGCACTGTTACTGGTACTGCCTTTGATGGCGGTGTTGCTGTTGCTACTTTCGTCATCGACGAGAGCGGAACAGCTACTATCACTGACATCGGAACGCCTGCTGAAACTGTTGACGCTATTAGCCTTAACAACACCACAG